TTGGGTGACTTTCATATTGATGACGAATCTACTATATGCTATTGTTATCAAAATGAAAAGGATTTGCTTCTTGATTTTCTTCAGTTGTGGGATCTGGAGCAACCCGATATTGTAACTGGTTGGAACATTCGATTCTTCGACATTCCTTATCTAATTAATCGAATTAAATATATCTTTCCACCTAGAGACGAGAACCATAACGCGGCAAACCGACTCTCCCCTTGGCGCGTTATCAAAGAGAGAAATGTTACTCGAATGAATCGAGAGCATGTTGTCTACGAATTGTTGGGTGTTGCTACTCTGGACTATTATGAATTGTACCAGACGTTTACATACACCAACCAAGAATCGTACCGACTCGATCACATCACATTCGTCGAACTTGGGGAGAAGAAACTGTCATACGAAGAGTATGAGAGTATGACAGATTTCCACAAGAATGATTTCCAGAAGTTTATGGAATACAATGTTCGGGATGTGGAACTCGTCACTAAACTAGAAGAAAAACTAAAACTACTTGAACTTGCTATCAATCTCGCATATTCTGCCAAGGTTAATTTTATGGATGTATTTTCTCAAGTCAAGACTTGGGATCAAATCATTTATCATTATCTCAAGAGCAAGAAGATTGCAATTCCTCCGAAGTTTATGATGAAGAAGGAATCGCAATATGAAGGTGCGTATGTCAAGGAACCAATCGCTGGTAAGCATGATTGGATTGTGTCGTACGACTTGAACAGTCTGTATCCTCACTTGATTATGCAGTACAATATCAGTCCTGAAACTATGGTAGATATTAGTGAAGAACTGAAATTTGGCATTGAACCCAATAATATCCTCAAGGGTCCTGATGACTCATATGGAAAGACTTGTTACAAAAATCTAGAAACTCTAAAATCTAAGGGTTATTCTGTCGCTGCGAATGGTACTTGCTACCGAAAAGACAAGTACGGATTCCTACCTGAACTCATGGAGACGATGTACAAAGAACGTAGCATGTACAAGAAGAAGATGATTGATTGTCAAAAAAGGCAGGAAGCGGGAGAAGATGGTCTAGAGAATGAAATTGCGAAATATAACAACTTCCAATTGGTTCGTAAAATTCAGTTGAACTCCGCTTATGGAGCCATTGGTAATCAGTGGTTCCGATACTTTGACGTTCGTATGGCAGAAGCAATTACTTTGTCTGGACAGTTGAGTATTCGTTGGATCGCGGACAAACTAAACGAATTCTTGAACTCTCATGTGGGTAGCGAAAACTATGACTATGTTGTGGCATCTGACACCGATTCTGTTTATCTTCGCCTTGGTAATTTGGTGGATAAGTTTATACCTAAAGGTTCTTCTAATGAAAAAATTACGAACTTTCTCCACAAGGCTTCCGAAAAGATAATCCAACCATTTATTGACAAGCAGTATGCAGAACTTATGGGTCGCATGAATGCTTATCAGAACAAGATGGTAATGGAAAGAGAAGTTATTGCGGACAAGGGAGTATGGACTGCAAAGAAGCGTTATATGCTTAACGTATATGACAGTGAAGGCGTTCGTTACGAGAATCCAAAACTTAAAATTATGGGTATCGAAACTACCCGAAGTTCTACTCCGAAATTTGTTCGTGATAAGTTGAAGAAAGCAATCAAACTTATCCTCACAGAGACGGAAAGTTCTGTCATTAAATATATCGACGAGGTTAAGACTGAGTTCTTCAACCAACGTCCCGAGGATATTGCCTTTCCCCGTGGTGTCTCGAAGTTGGAGAAATATGTAGACTCTAGTACGATTTATTCTAAGTCAACACCTATTGCAGTCAAGGGTGCTTTGATATATAATCATTACCTGAAAGAGAAGAAGTTGAGTAAGAAGTATCGACTCATTCAGGAGGGGGACAAGATTAAGTTCTTATATCTCAAGCAACCAAATCCTATGGGTGGTGTGTATGGAAGAGATCATGTTATATCTTTCAACAGTATGATTCCCCCCGAGTTTGGCCTTGATAGTTACATAGATTATGAGTTACAATTCAATAAGAGTTTCCTTGAGCCTCTCAAGAATATTCTCGAAGCAATTGGTTGGAAGCACGAAGAAACTACAACACTAGAATCACTTTTCTGTTAGGAGAAAATATGTCATTTTTAGAATCAATGGTTAAGAAATCAAATAATGAATACGCAAGTATTGTATCAGAGGGACTCGCTGAGTCCGACATCACGGGGTTTGTTGATACTGGATCCTATGCGTTTAATGCACTAGTGAGTGGATCTTTGTATGGAGGTATTCCCGACAACAAGATCACTGCAATTGCAGGAGAATCTGCAACAGGTAAAACTTTCTTTGCTTTGAGTTTGGTTCATAAGTTTGTTAAGGATAATCCAGATGGTGTTGTTCTTTACTTCGATACTGAACAAGCGGTAACTTCTGATATGATCAAGGATCGGGGTATTGATCCCGCTCGTATTGCAATCATGCCAGTGGCCACTGTTGAGACTTTCCGTCATCAAGCAATCTCTATTGTTAACAGTTACTTGGAACTATCCAAGTCTGAGAAGAAGCCAATGCTTGTAGTTTTGGATTCTCTTGGTATGCTTTCTACGGAAAAGGAAATCGCTGATACCGCAGAAGGTAAACTCACAAAGGATATGACTAGGGCCCAATTGATCAAGGCAACATTCCGTGTCCTTACTTTGAAGATGGGTAAGGCTGGTATTCCTCTAGTCATGACTAACCACACATATGATGTTGTTGGTTCGATGTTCCCAACCAAAACTATGGGTGGCGGTTCTGGACTAAAGTATGCCGCATCTACCATCATCTATCTGTCCAAGAAGAAGGTGAAAGAAGGAACTGATGTTATCGGAAATATCATTCATTGTAAGAACTTTAAGTCTCGACTTACAAAGGAAAATGCAATGGTTGATGTTATGCTTAGTTACGATACTGGTCTAAGTCCCTACTATGGGTTGACGGATGTTGCACTCAAGTATGAAATCTTCAAGAAGGTTTCTACTAGACTAGAAATGCCAGATGGAACTAAAGTTTTCGAGAAGCAGATGTATCGTAATCCAGAAAAGTACTTCACCGCAGAGGTTATGGAACGACTAGAGAAGGCAGTTGCTTCCGAGTTTAAGTATGGTACAATTGAACAAAAGGAGAATGAAGATGAAGACACCGAAATTTGAGTATATTGAAATCGAAGGGCTAGACACAGATGCAATTGGTATTTTAGAAGGTGAATATAAAGGCCTTCATTTCCATTATGGAACAGTAAGTTTCAATGAGCAAGAAAATGGACAAATGGAAATGAAATTCAACTATGAAATTCTACAAAAGATAGAAGGTTTCCAAGATGATGAAGATTTCAAAAACTTTGCGGGAAATCTTCTAGTAGAAATTCTAGAAGAACAACTTCCTTCTTTAACTCAGGAAACTTCTTATAGTGGTGTGGATAATCCTCCAGACTTTTTGGGTGAAAACCTCAAAGGATTGAAGGAAGAACAAGATAAACTTCGTACTGGGGTAGTAAATGCAGCGAGTGGAACTAACGATACTTCGGAACCTGACTCACACTGAGTCATATTCTCGAAAGGTTTTTCCTTTCATTAAATCTGAATATTTTTCTGATCGATGTGACAAAGTAGTATTTTCTATTATTGGCGATTTCATCAGTAAGTATAACAACCTTCCAACGGGAGAAGCACTTAGTATCAGTCTCAATGAGAGGAGAGATCTTTCTCAATCAGAGTTTGATGGTTGTGTTGGTTTGATTCGTGATATCAGTGAGGAACCAGAAGTAGTAGATGATACTTGGCTTTTGGAGACTACAGAGAATTTCTGTCAACGTCGTGCAGTGTATAATGCCATTATGGAATCTATTCAGATCATTGATGGTAAAAGTAATGCACAAACGGAAACTGCAATTCCTCATATTCTTTCTGATGCGTTGTCTGTTTCCTTTGACTCTCATATTGGACATGATTATATTGAGGATGCAGATGAGCGGTATGATTTTTACCACAAAGTCGAATCTAGAATTCCTTTCGACCTGGAGTTTATGAATCTGATTACCGCTAGCGGAACTCCAAACAAGACTCTTAATATTGTTATGGCTGGTACTGGTGTTGGTAAGTCTCTTTTCCTTTGTCACCATGCTGCAAACTGTCTAACTCAAAATAAGAACGTTCTGTATATTACTTGTGAAATGGCGGAAGAAAGGATCGCTGAACGTATTGATGCGAACCTTATGGATATTACAATGGACGAACTCCATGACATACCAAAGACAATCTACGATGCAAAGTTACAGCGTGTTACTGGAGAGTTTACAGGTAAGTTGATTATCAAAGAATATCCTACTTCTACTGCTAGTTCTAATCACTTCAGAGTTCTGTTAGAAGAACTATCAATGAAGAAGAAGTTTAAGCCCGATATTATTTTTATTGATTACCTAAACATCTGTGCTAGTGCGAGGTTGAAGAACAACGGTAACGTTAACAGTTATTCTTATATCAAAGCCATTGCAGAAGAACTAAGAGGACTTGCAGTTGAGTATGATGTTCCAATCTTTTCTGCAACACAGGTAAACCGAACTGGATTTGCTTCTAGTGATTTTGGTCTTGAAGATACATCCGAATCTTTTGGACTACCAGCAACCGCAGACTTTATGATTGCAATGATCTCGACTGAAGAACTTGATCAGCAGGGTCAAATTCTGATTAAGCAGTTGAAGAATCGTTATAACGATACTGTACAGAATCGTAAATTTATTCTTGGGATTAATAGAGCAAAAATGAAGTTGTATGATGTGGTTGATAACGAACAATTTGGTCTATCCGAATCTAACCAAGATAAGCCAAACGATGTGTATGGTTCTGGGTTTGGCGGAAGTAAGGATACGAAAGATTTTAAAGATTGGAATATATCTTGAGTATTTTCGTAGATAAGAAATTTATAAACCTCGCTTCAGTAAAATTAGAAAACTTTAAATGGAAGAGTGATAAGTTAGCAAATTGCAGATGTCCTGTTTGTGGTGATTCTCAGAAGAACCGAAACAAGTCTAGAGGTTACTTCTATATGAAGGGTACTGACTTCTTCTATAAGTGTCATAACTGTAATTATGGAGCATCACTGTATAGGTTTTTAGAACAAATAGATACTGTGTTGATGGGAGAATATAAAATAGAAAGATGGAAGAATGGGGAGCTTGGTAGATCTAACTATATCAAGCCAAAGGAAGAAACTATGTTTGGTATTTTTAAGAAACCTGAGTTTAATAATAGTAATTTGCTCAAGCCTCTGACTTGTGTTAATGATCTGTCTGATGATCACGCATGTAAGAAGTTTGTACAAATGAGAAAAATCCCTAAGAAGTTTTATGAGTTACTTTACTACACAGAAAACTTTGGTTCTTACATGAAACTTCTTGATCCAGAGCCAAAGTATTCTGATTGGGTTGGTTTGGAACCTAGACTGGTTATACCATTCTTTAATAAGAAGGGTGACGTTGTTGGGGCACAGGGTAGATCCCTATCCCTCAAAGATGAAGTAAACGCTAGACAGACTCTTAGGTATATTACAGTTAAAGCAGACAAGTCTATAGAAAGACTTTGGTATGGTATGTGGCGTGCAAATCCAAAGAAAACTGTTTATGTGGTAGAAGGCCCAATAGACAGCATGTTCATACCTAACACCATTGCTATGGTTGGTTCTGGTGCGTTGGAACACATTCCTGTCAGATTTTCAAATAGTAATATGGTTTATACTCTCGACAATGAACCAAGAAACCAACAAATTGTTAAGTATAACGAAAAACTAATTTCACAAGGTAAGACTGTGTGTATTTGGCCTAACGATATTATCGATAAAGATATTAATGCCCTTCTCC